GCTGTACCCGATCTTGTCAGGGATAGGTTCGTTGAGGTTGTAAGCCTTGGTGATCACCGTGGATTCGTAATTCGCACCGCCATCGGTGTATGCGGAGCTTGAGACCGGCGACAACCGGCTGTTCGGGAGGTAATCGTTGAATGACCAGACCTGGCCCGCTCCCGCTGACACCGAGATGATGTCGCCGGCAAACATGAGGACGGGTCCAAATGTTGAGAACGAGGTTGGGATGAAGTCGTTAACGATCCAGTTGTCCCAGTAACCAAGCCAAGAGCGGGCCAGTGAGTGGTAGACGATGACCGCGTTGTTCTCGTTGAGTGCTCCTTCGAGGGCGATATCGATGCTGTTCTCGGTCAGGAGCGCGTACTCGCTTTCGATTCCAAGGATCGCTGGTTCTTCGGCAACGAACGGAACCGCCAACAGATAGCGGTTGTTCCAGAACACACCGTCGCAGAGGTCGAGCTTGGTCTTGTCGATGCGACTGATGAGGTCGTTGATCGGGCTGGAGAGCGCGAGGCCTACGCTAGTCTGGGTACCGGCTTGGATCTGCTGGAGAGATCGGATGCCGTCGCGGGAGAAGAAGAATACGTCAGGACCAACCGCGGTGATGGACCGGTGCGATGAGCAGCCGATATTGCCGCTGATGAGTGATATGGTCCAATCGGCAGCATCCTGCGAAGGATCGGCATTTACGCTCCAAATAGAGCGTTCCTTGAAGACGATGAGTTGATAGCCGAACCAAGAGTAGAGTCCCTTGATGGGATCGCCATCGCCACCGATCCGAAGAGACCCGAGAGGATCCCAGGATTCGCCATCGAGGATATCCGAGAAGTAGAGGGTATCGGGCTGGATGGATGTATCCGCGGAAACTGCGAACAACCGATTGGTATGAGTGGTGAGAAAGATCGGCTTGGCAGGAGGCGTGAGCGATACAAAGGCTACGGCGTGAGACGAGGCGGCAGGAGAAATAGTAATCGCTGGAGCGGTCGTATAGCCGCTGCCAGGATTGGTGATCGTTATGAAAACAAGGTTACCATCGTTAGAAACAACCGCAGTGGCCGTAGCCGTGATGCCGCTGGGAGGGGCTGCAACGGTTATCGTTGGAATGGATGAATGATTCGATCCCTGATTGATTACATCGATGCGGCTGATCTTGCCGGCTGCGGTGGAGCTGTCGAGGTTTGCGCTTGAGACGTACTTCAGCGTTCCGAGACCGTCCGAATAAAACAATTTGTCATTTAATTGCGCAAAATAGACGTAGGAAGCGGAAGCGTTGAGCGTTGAACCCGAAATCAGGTTGTAGGAAACGCCGGGTGATCCGAAGTAGAGGCTCTTGGTGGAGGTGCTAAGGTCATTAACAGCGATGACAAGGCGTTCGGATGCGGCTGTGTCGAAGTAGAAACCGGACAATACCGTCGCGTTGATGGGAAGATTGCTGCCGAAGTTGGAAGTCGTTGACTCCCAATTGGTGATGACGTCTTCCCAGTTGGCGGTGATGCTGTTGCCTGCCAGTGAAACGGCTCCTAGACGGGTGACGAGATTACCGAAGTCGTCATAATCCATGTTGATGGCCGATTCCATGCTGGTTGCAGGAATGCCATCGGGACGAGTGGCTGAAATTACGCCCGTTGAAAACCCAGTGCTTCCATCCAGAAGCATCTGGTCATCGAGAGCATCTGAGGATTGGAATGGCATGGCGGATTACAGGATGTCTTGGAACGTGTAATCGTACAAGCTATCTGGGATGATGCGGCTGATTTGCTGTTGTTGGCCGCGTTCCATGTCTTTCATGATTGCGACCTGAGCGGCTCCTTCTTGGAACTTGGCTTGGGCTTTGCCGTACTGCCGAGAGTATTCGAGGAGATCGCCTTCAGTGTAGGCCATTAGAGCGTTCTCTACGCCTCGCAACTCAAAGTTGGTATCGTTTGAGATGGTAACCGCCTCACCGAACTGCCGCATCTGCGACTGCTTCTTGGCGAGGATGAACAGGGTGCCATCGGCGTTGGGCGTGGGAACGAGCTTGATGCGCGGAACACCGGCCTCGCCATAAGCTCCACCGATCAATCGAGTCCAGTTAACGAAGTTGCCGGGGGTGGCTTTACGGCTATCGACGTTGTTCCAGGTGTTGGGATCGAGCTGGAAGAACGAGACCCATTCCGCGGCGGGCACTTCGATGCCATCGGTATCTCCGGTGACCGTGAAGCGGATGGCTACGGGGAAGTCGATGAAGGTATTGTAACCGGTCCCTGAAGCGTAGGCGGAGGTGACGTAATCAGAGAGCGTGACGATCTCAGTGCCGGCGGTGACCGGATGAGAGATAATGCCGAGGGTATCGTTCCACAGGCAGGAATCCCAGATCATCGAGTAGCGGCGGATACAGAACTTCTTGGCCAACGCGATGGTGGCCGAGTCTGTGAACGACAGCTTATCGCAAGCCGCTTGAGCCGCTTCGGAGGGTTTCATTATAAATACTCCTGAAGTGTCATCGATGAAGACGTTGAAACTGTCAAATCGTTTACCGCATAATTAAGATACAGATTCTGCTGACTTGTTGGGCCGTAATTAAACAACTTGTATGTTGTAGCAGAAGTTGTATTTGGAGAATCTAAAAACTGAATCGTTTTATTACTAATTGTCTGAAGATCATCATCTTCGTACGATCCACTAGATATGCCCTTTGTGTTAGCTCCAGTGGATGTTCCTAATTCGGTTGATCCCCTTGTTAACCTGAAAAGAATGAATTGAGATCCGTTTACAATTGCTGAATAGTTTATTACAATAGTTACAAGTATTCTTGAAGAAGCACTTGTTGGAGTTATTGTTGTGCTAAGTACCGTTATTTCCTGACCTGGAGCGGTCGCTGATCCTCCGTATACTTGCCTTGTGGTATCAATAGTTTGAACACATTTAGCTATTTGTCCAAACGAACTGGCGGGAACAACCTTAACCTTGCTAGAATCGTTTGCGTCAGTGATCAGCACCTTGTCGGCGGCAAGATCTATTGTAGCACTAAGTATATTTGGAACCGTGATCTGATCTGAAAGAATAACTACAAGATCTGCCGGTGCGCTTCCAAGCGTTGTGTCTCCGTTAACAGTTAGGTTTGCCGCCAGCGTAGCATTGCCGGTTACCCCGAGGGTTGTGCCCACTGTGGCCGCTCCGGTGACAACAGCACTGGCCAACGTAGAGACTCCCGTGACTCCTAGAGTAGTCCCAACGGTAGCGGCTCCGGTGACTCCAACGCTTGCCAGTGTGCTTGCTCCGGTTACACCGAGGGTACCGGTAACAGCGGTGGCACCGGTCAGTGTGGAGGTTCCAGTGACCGCGAGGTTTCCTGGTACCGTAAGGTTACCGGTGAGCGTGGTTGCTCCGGTGACATTGAGTGCACCGCCTATGGTCGCTGCACCGCTTGTAGCGAGGCTTGATAGGTTGGTAGCCCCGGTGACAGCCAAAGTACCCGCAACAGCCGTGTTGCCGCTTGCAGAGGCCACTGTGAACTTGCTGGCGGCTCCGTTTACGCTGAAGTCTCCGGTAGTATTAACTGCGGCGTTGGAGACTTGGAGTGCAGAGTCATTGCCGCTGCCGTCGCTGATGGCTTTGAGCGATGCGCCTACGGTGGAGTTGTCGGAGTTCTTGAGTAGGCCAGTGTAGGTCGATGCAACGCTACTGCCTGTGAGTGGTGTTCCCATATCAGTTCTTCGGTAAAACGTACCAACCTGCCGGTAAGACCACCTTGGATGGTCCCACCAGCTTCTTATCAGAATCGAATCCGTAGACGCTGGCTTTTACCGGCTGTGCCAGCATCACCGGATCACCGCTTGGCACCAGGACCACCCGTGTCATCTGGCAACCCAGGGAGGTCAGCAATGCGATCAGCCAGATCGCTCTTGAGGGCCTCGGGAGCTTTGCCATGTTGCACATCGGTAGGTGGTGTTTCTCGGAACCAGTCGAGCAGGGCCTTGAGGATCTGGTAGATCCAGTTCACGGCTTAGGAACTTCGGCTTCCTTGGCATCCTTGGCCCAGATCAGGCCGATACCAGCAGTGACCGCGGCG